TAGTTTATGATTCAATAAATTAAAAAATGGAACTTCCAACAAGTAAAATAAAAGCCAGTCTAACAGATCCTGGTAAGTTAATTATTTATTCTAAGCCTAAGACAGGTAAAACCAGTCTACTGGCAGAATTGGATAATAATCTTATTCTAGACCTAGAGAATGGCACAGACTACTATGACGCACTAAGAGTAAAAATTACTTCTGTGCAAGAATTAATGGATACTATTAAAGCTATCATAGCTGCTGGTAGGCCATATAAGTATATCACTCTAGATACTCTAACCAAGTTGGAAGATTTAGCATTACCTTATGCGTTAACATTGTATAAAAATACGCCTAGACAAACATGGGCCTTATAATAGTGATATTATAAGCAAATTCCTTTAATTTCTGGGACATCCTTCGTATATTTGTATATGGAAGGACAATCAGAAGCTAAGGTTTTGACTGACAAGCAATTAAAATATCTTGGAAAAACATTTGGTTCTATTACTGTAGTAGATTTACATGAAGTTAAAAAATACCGTGCCTATTTTAAAGGTATTTGCAATAGATGTAATTCTGAAACAGTGGTAAGAGGTGACCATTTATTAAACAACCCAAAATCTTGTACAAATTGTATTGATGATTTGCAAAGAGAAATTGCTCATGCAAAATATCCACCACATTTAAAAAAGTATAATTCTAAATTATACATGTATAAATTAAATGCAAAACTTTCAGAAAGAGTTTTTGAACTTACTAAAGATGAGTTTACAAACATACTTAAGTTAGATTGTATTTATTGTGGAAAACAAGAAGCTTTTGGAGTTGATAGAATAGATAATTTAAAAGGTTATACATTAGAAAATTCTGTACCTTGTTGTAGAATATGTAATCAAATGAAACATGCTTTTCATAAAGATGTATTTTTAAAACAAGTAGAATTAATTTATAATCATCAGTTAAAACAAAGTTCAACGACTATCTCGAAAGAGAGTACATCACAAGCTTATGGTGATGGAAAAGGGGAAAATCTTGTTATACAAGATTGTGATATAGTCTAATCTGCATAGTAACATGCAGCAGTTCATAAGAGAACGTGGTAAACAGTTGCGTGTTTACTAGAATGTAATGATGGGTAAAGGCTTTGTTGGCAATAATGTGCTAGATCTTCCTAATGGTGCAGGTTACAAATATCTGAGGGATGCCATGACAAACCTACTGAATGCCATTTATAAGTGCGCAGATAGGGTAATTCTTCTTGGTCACTTAAAGACCACTAACATAGAGAAGAACGGCAAAGAAGTATCTGCCAGAGAGTTAGATCTCACTGGCAAAATTAAGAGTATGGTCTCTGCTGATGTAGATGCAATAGGATTGCTATACAGAGGAGAAGACAATAAGAATATTTTGTCCTTTAAGACTACAGATGATGTTATCTGTGGTGCTAGGCCTCCTCATCTTAAGGATCAGGAAATAATTATTTCCGAACTTGTAGATGGAAAATTTATTACCCACTGGGATTTAATTTATAATCAAAAGTAAAAAAGAAAACTATGTTTCAAGTAATTGCAACAACAACCAGAAAGTCTAGGAAGACTCAAAGCTGGGACCTTCGTGCTAAGAATGATAGACTTGAGTTCTCTCAAACATTCTTTAGCCTCAATGATCTTCAGAATAATGAACTTACCTTTGGTAAGAGCAATGATACTTATCTGCTTCTTATCTCTCCAAATGGTCAGTTCTATAAGAAGACTAAGAGAGGTGAGAATAAGAGTAGAACTTTCTCTAATCCTACTCTTTATCAGTATCTTATCTCTTTAGGTAACCTCTTTAAACTGGAAATATTCCAGAAAGATGAGACAGGAACTTATTGCAGATTTGTGGCTATTGAGCCAGAAGAAGATGAGGAAATTGTAGAGATTCCTGAGGAAGTATCTGTTGATGCTCCTATTGATAGAAGAGATAACTTCAATAATTATATTTATTAATCCTTAATAACAAAACAATATGTTTAATACTAATAGTGTAAAAGCCCCTGCTGCTTCAGTAAAACCAGGTATCAATGTTAATGTTCCTGTAGAAGCTATTTTTGAACCTCTTAGAAAAGATGGTTCTGGTGATCCCGTACTTTGTGTTAGAATCTCTGATACTAACATTAAGAAGATTATGTGGGAGCCTAAACAACTTGGTAATAGCCAAGGTAGAGCTTGTCCTTTTAACTTTGAGTTCAATGGCATCAAAGGTCAGAAGGGTGTAGAGATGTCTGATGAGGTAGCTAATGCCTTGGAGATGATGGGTTTCATCAGAGACACTAAGACTGTACTTGCTGCAGTAGTTGGTGATGTTACTGTAGAGGGTAAAACCTATGCAGAGTTTGCTAAGAACTTTGTAACTACAATTGGTAATGACAAGACTGCTGATGTTAAGCTTGTTTATGGTAGAAGTGGATACTTAGAGTTTGCCTCTAAGGGTTATATTGCTGCTCCTAACAGCAATAAGCTTATCCTTACTCCTGCTGATGTTATTGCTAAGCCAGAGGTTAATGCTGATTTTACCAGCATGCCAGCTTCTTTAGAGCAAGATTTGCCCTTCTAAATAAATGTATGTCTCTAATTTAAGTAGGGACTACATTTATAAAACTTTTTCTCAGGAAGCCATCTTTGAAGCTTATGGTATTCCAGTAGTCAAAGGAAACTTTGTAAGTCCCTTGAGGAGAGATAGGTCTCCAACATGTGCATTTCAATATTCAGGTAATACTCTCCGCTATTATGATAATAGACCAGGAGAGTTTTGTGGTGATGCAATCTCTATGGTTATGCATCTTAAGCATATTAGTTATCAAGAAGCACTGTTGGATATCTATAAGACTATGAATAACAGTATTTCCAATCATATTTTAAACAGGAAAAGTAAGATTGATTTGGTAAAAAAAGGAAGTACTGAGATTAAAATCAAATTCAAAGAGTTCTCTAACAAGGAATTAGAATACTGGAAACAATATGGAATAAGTTTAGAGACTTTACAGAGATTCAATATTCGCTCTTGCACCCACCTTTATATTAAAACTAAAAGTGGAGACTTTGAGAACTGTGTAAGAGGCAGTGAAATGTGTTTTATATACATCTTTGCTGATAACTCTGTAAAGGCTTACTTTCCTGAGAGAGACAAGTACAGATTCATCTCTAATAGTAGATGGATCCAAGGCTTGGAATATTTAGATGATCCTGAACTCCTAGTTATTACTAAGAGTATGAAGGATGTAGTATGTTTATCATTATTTGGTATACAAGCTATTGCTATGCAGGGGGAGAGTGTTCTCCCTCCAGCATGGCTTGTAAATAAGTACAATTGTGTGTATCTTGCAGACAATGATGCTCCTGGTAAGAGAGCTGCTGTACTTATAAGAAAGAAGTATAATATTCCAATTGCATTATTCCCTAAAGAATACAGAGAAATGGGGATTAAAGATTTCTCTGATGCCTATAAAGTCCTGGGGCATGAATTTTTACAGGACTTATTAAATACAATTTTATAAAGTTATGCGTAAAGTAACTGTTGTAACAACAAATAACTCTCAAGTTAATCAATTTGAGGTTGAAGCTGGTGTATCTACCTTCTCTCAACTAGTATCTGCTCTTCCTGCAGTAGATTTCAGTAACAAAACTGTTACTGTTGGTAAAGCCTTATATTCTCTGGAGCATGCTGATGCTGTTCTTCCAGAAGGTAATCTGAAGGTCTTCATCTCTCCTAAAGATATGAAGGCTGCTCTGCCTGCTGAGTATTATGATCTGAGGAATAAACTCAGAGATTTTAGAAAGGATGCTGTAGAGAATGATGATGATGATATCTTAGATATTATTGGCAACTACACTCATGACAGTGTTAATGTTATGAGAGCTAAGGTTGAAGATGTTGAGGAGATTCTTGCTGAGAGAGCTGAGGATGAGCTCTCAGATCCAGCTCCTGCATCTTGGTTAGCTATTGCTTCTGGTTTTCCTTCTCAGGAAGACAGACTCTTTGAAGTTGAGTATGCTCTTGGTATTAGGAATTCTTCTAATGCTCAGAGGTTTAATGCTAGGGCTTTAGAAGAGGCTAAACATGCAACTAAGAAGTAAGAAAGCTATGGAGATTAAGGGGTTTCTTCGGAGACCCCAAACTCTCCAACCTAAGTTTTCCTTAGATGTTGATGTTAAGGAATACATTAGGCAGTGTAGGAAATATCAGTATTATAAGCATATTACTTACAATCATCTTGGTACTAATATCTCAAATACTATAGAGTATCATAGAGCAGATAATACATTCTATAATCTATATCTTGCTTACCAAAAAGATAAGTATGTAGTAGATACTGATAAATTTAAGGTGATTAGCAGTTATCAAAAACTTAAGAACTCTGAGATGTATGATGAGAGTATCTGCAAAATGGGTTTAGTTGAGACTAATGATGAGTATTATCTTGGTATACACTTTCCTAAGTTAATGCTTAATGTA